GGTTAAAAAAAGAAGAAGAAGTGGCAGTAAAGGTTATGAGTATTCACTTGACCTTCGTGATCTTCCAAATCATAAATATAATTGGAGTTTCTAATGAGTAAATATACATATACAGCAATTTTAGAAATAGAAGTTCCAAAAGAGCTTGGATGGATTAGAAGTGAAGAAGCAGAAGAATATTTGAAAGAAACAGTTAAAGAACTTTTGAAAACAAATGATCTTAAATTTAGAAGTTCGTATGATGCTAGGAGAACATAATGTTTTGGAGTGGTAAATATGAACTTATTTTTTCAAAAAATGATCAATATGTTTCTTGTTTATATTTCTACAACAAGAAAGATGCTTTAGCGATGCAAAAAAAATATGGTGGAGAACTTTTTACAGGAGAAAAAAAAATATGAATGACAAATATGAAATGAAAGAAGGGCAAGGCAGTCTTTGGGAAAGTGAGCCAAATGGTGATTTGGTAAGTGAGAACTGCAAAGTTGTCCGAAAAGGTAAAATAAAAATTGAAGGTGAGGACAGATATTCTGCGATCTTAGAATATTATGACAAACGACAAGGCACTAAAAAATATGAGCTTGTGGTGAGTGCAGGTCTTTTACGTCATAACAAACCAGAGGATAAAAGGAGGGAAAACAGTCCTGATATTTATGGTTCTATCACTTTCAATAATAATCCTTACAAGTTTGGTGGTTGGGCGAATGAGACCAAGTATGGTAAAAATTATACTGGTGTACAATTACAACCGAAAGAAGATGAAAAAGAAGAAGACCAGTTTGAACAAGATAGAGAGAACATTCCTTTTTAAATAATGAAATATCTTTCTATTTGTAGTGGTATTGAAGCATGTACTGTTGCTTGGCATCCTTTAGGATGGAAGGCACAAGGTTTTGCAGAAATTGAACCATTTCGTTCTGAGGTGTTAAAGTATCATTATCCAGAGGTAAAAAATTATGGCGACTTCACAAAAATCAAAAAAGAAGATATCGGAGAGCATACAGATGTCCTTGTTGGAGGAACACCATGTGCCACATTCTCAATTGCAGGACTTAGGAAGGGTCTTGATGAAGACAGAGGAAACCTCGCACTTGAGTTTATTCAGCTTGTTAAAAGAATACGTCCCACATGGGTTATTTGGGAAAATGTCTTTGGAGTCCTGTCATCTAACAAAGGAGAAGACTTTGCGACCTTCCTCGGAGCATTGGCAGAACTCAGGTATGGGTTCGCCTACAGGGTTTTGGACACTCAATATGTCAGAACACAACGTTTTCCAAGAGCAATTCCACAAAGACGAAGGCGTTTGTTCGTTATCGGACATATTGGAGACTGGCGATATCCTGCCGAAGTATTATTTGACGGAGAAGAGATGTCAAAAGATTTTAGACCAAGCAGAGCAAAGAAAAAAACCACTTCCAAAGAACTTGGAAAATGCACTGAAAAAGAATCTATAGAACCATATATAATACGTCAAAGTCATACTAAAAGTAATGGTAAACCTTACAAAAATGATGGCTCAAGTTTTACTTTAACTGCTTCTGATAAATATGCTGTAACTATTTTTGAAACTAATACACCAGATAAAACAGCAAGATTACAAAAAGAAGAAATAAGTCCAACTCTCACAGCTATGACAGGTGGGAATAGACAACCATGTGTGCTTGTAGAATACAAAGGTGTAGAAAAAGAAAGTAAGGAGGGTTTAATTCATGTTGCAGACGAAATTAAAGAAGTTACTGTGCGTAAATACGATGTAGATATTATCAATCTTCAAAATCTTTTGCGTAATCAAAAAGAAAAATTGTTACTAACTAACAAAGATATTTCTGATGCACTTGATACACCTAAAACAAAAGTAGAACATTGGTTTAGAACTGATAAATCATTTGCGATTCCATCTTCTGAAATTTGGCTAGAACTTAAAGAATTGTTAGAAATTGAAACAAATCAATTTGATGACAGTATTATGGAGTTTGAAACAAAGGAGGGTGTATTTGAAAGTGCTAAAAGAATATATGATAGCAAAGCATCATATCCTACAATAACAGCTTCAAATCTAATGCCAAAAGTAATTCATAAAAATATTAAAACTGAACTAAGGGCAATTACAAATATTGAAGCAGAAAGACTACAAGGGTTTCCTGATAACTACACTCAGATACCTTATAGAGGTAAACCAAAAGAGGAATGTCCAAGCTCAAGAAGATATGAAGCTGTAGGAAGATCAATGTCAATAAATGTCATGGAATGGTTAGGAACAAGGATTGAAAAGGTACATAAAAAATATGAAAAAATTTGATTTTAGTAATGTTGATGATTTTGATAATCATATAAAACTTTCAATTCCAAATTTTGAAACTTTAGACAACATATTTAGTGCTATAACAAAAGAATATGCACAACCAGAAAGTTACATTTTAGATTTAGGATGCTCAACTGGAAGATTCTTGCATAATTTAGATAAAATTGAAGATGCTGAATACATAGGATTTGATGTCGTTGATTTTAAAAACAGAAGAAGTGGTTTTAAATATGAACAACTTGACATAGAAAATGCACTACAAAAATATTTAGATGAAAATGTTTCTATTTTGGTTTGTATGTTCATGTTGCAGTTTTTAGGAAACGCAAAGAGAAAAAGAGTCTTATCATTAATTAATGAATTTTTAAAAAAAGGTACTGTCGTTTTACTTTCAGAAAAAGTTTATTTGGAAGATACAAAAATACAAACTTTATTGCATAGACTTCATATTCAAGAAAAACGTAAAAATTTCACAGACAAAGAAATTTTAGATAAAGATAATCAATTAAGTGTTTCTATGTTTTGTAAGACCCAAAAAGAATTAGAAAAAGAAATAGAGTTTTTTGGTGATAGCACAAAAGTGTGGCAATCTTACAATTTCATGGGATACTTTATAAAAAGAAAATACGGAATGTTGTAAATGGCAAAAAGAATTGTTGACAAAGATCATCTTAAATTTGTTTCAACATTGCCATGTTTCATTGCAAAATCTGGGTTTTTAAGTTGTAAAGGAGCTATTCAAGTTCACCATCTTTTGAAACCTAATAATGGTTTTAAAGGGACATCATCAAGATTTGGTGTAAAAAGTAATGATTCAGATGTCATTCCCCTATGTCAGTTTCATCATTCTCAACTGCATACTAAGTTTGGTAATGAATACAAATTTTTAAAACATTATGGATTTAAAAAAGATTCTGCACAAAAATATGCAAAGCAACTTTATGAACAAAAGTCAGCAATGTGGGACGTGGATGATGATTTACCTTTCTAAATAAATTAAAATAAACACCCAAAAAGGGTTGACTTATCATTCAAAACCCTTATACTTAAATAATATTTAATTGAAAAGGAGAAAAAATGAAAACTAACATATCAATTGATTTGACTGATGATGAAAGAATTATTATTGGTCAAAGGTTCTACAAAACCAAAGGCAAAAAGAAAATCACAAGAGCCGATCTAAACGTAATTGTAAAAGATTATGTCAACAATATACTTAAGCAAACATACATACAGATTTTACAAAAGGATGAAGATGGCTTTATGTCAGAAGATTGGTCAAGTCTTTCAAGTCTTAAAAATTACTTTGAAAAAACACAAGAAGAATTTGTTAAAGACTTTGATGGCTTTAGTCTTACAACTGATAAGCATATCTATACTTTAACACTTGGAAGATTATCAAGGAGAAGTATATGAAAGACATAAATAGCTCAAGGTTTGGTAAATGGATTTACCGATGCAATGGCTTTCAACAGCACAACAAATCAGTAAAAGAGTTTATTAAATGGAACGTGGGACTCACTGGTTGCAGTCGTGAGAGTGCGAAAGAAAATATGAACAGACTTATGCAAGATGAAGTCTGGGACAGTCAGTGTGGAAAGTTTAAAGTAGTAAAGTCTACTTGCAACTATATTGAAGGCAGTTTAAATAATATGGTGCATGACAAAATGTTTGATGGAGTGGTTCACCTATCTATTAGAATGAATAATGGTTTTGACCATCTATGTGATTGGAGAGATTTCCAAAATATTAAAAACGATCTTGTTGGTGTCAATTATTGTGCTATTGAGATTTATCCACCTGAAGAGTTCCTTCACGATACTGATAACGTCTTCCACCTTTGGGTCTTTCCAGAGGGCATATCAATACCAATAGGATGGACAAACAGAATTGTTGACTATACAAAAACTGCAACACAGAGAGGTGAAAATGAGTAGATTATTTAGAAATAAATTTGAGGACTATATGAACTACCCAGAGAAACTTACACCAGAAGAACTAAAAGAGTTGGATGAGTTCATATTGGATTGTGCATTAGATAATGTTAAGAGTGGACATAAGCAAAGTTCACAGGAGGAGAAATGAAAAGAAAAGAATATTTAAGAATAGCAGAAGACAAGTGGGCAACCATTGGAGACTACATAGAAATATCTTATGGTGGTAATTCACATGGTTCTGGTAAAGCACTTTTTTTAATAAAGGAGTTTAGCAAATTTGGTAATGTATATGGTGAAGTCTGGAAAAAAGATAAATCTGTATTACATGCTAAAAGAAAGAAATTAGATTTAGATAGAATTATCTAAGGAGGAAAAATGAACGATTTTATTTACGATGATAATATAAGTTATTTAAATAACTTTGATAGATGGTATATGGCAGATACTATTTCTAAAGAATTAATGCAACAGCAATCTTTAGAACTAGAGGAAGCTCAGAACCAATTTAAAAAGATGTATGGTTATAAGATACTTCAGGAGAGTGTTTTTAATTAAGGAATGATTTACCAAGAAAGATTTGAATATAATGATGACATATCCTTTGATGACAATATGACTGCATTTATAAAGTTTGCCTTAGAGTATAGGGAGTTGTACAAATTATATTATGATGAACATGGAGCAAACATATCCATACAAGATTTAGAAAAACTTTTTTTAGCTTTGTATGGCGATAAAAGAGGAGAGTTACATTGACAGAATTTACCGATAAAGTAATTGCTCAAAGAATCAAACTAGAGCAAGAAGAAGAAAACAAAAAGATTGCTTGGTATGAAGCAAGAAATGAATATATCAAGACTGCCTTTAAGGGTGGTATCGTAAAAACAGAATATACAGATAAAAGAAAAGCTATCAGGGTTTACTGTTCTAAATGTGGAGAGGATGTTTCTTTTAAAGATATTGCAAGACATACATGCAAATCATAATTGATTTATTCTTCTTCTATCTTACAGTTTTAGGTATGAGTATTTTTGGCAGTATGTTCTATCTTATATTTAAAGACTTTTTTTGATCTCAGCATCTAAAGACTTTTCTTTCTTTCTCTCAGAGGAATATTTTATATTGAGACCACATAATGTGGTAAGTCTATTTTTTTCTGATAGACCTGCTTCGGTAAGTTTGTAATCCCTCCCTTCAAGTTTGACATAACCACCTTCAATCATCTCTTGAATATAGATATCATCTAACTCTTCACCGAACATGATACCTAATAAAATTCCTAATTTTCTTGTTTGTGTTTTACTGAGTGCCATTATATTTCATGCCACTCCTTCCCCTCAAATAATAATGCTTCTGCTTCTCTTCTCCTTATTAAACCATCAGAGACTTTTCCAGATACTTTATTCCATCTCTTCATTTGGTGTGGGACTTCTTCATACACTCCGTTATTTAAGACCTTGAGCATAGTTGAAGAAGCTAATGCATTGCCACCTAAATTAAAAGTCCATGAGACTAAAGCATCAAACTGATTTTGTTGTAGTGGAACATCAATATAAGTATTAACATATTTTTCGTAAGTTTTGAGTTCGTGAGCTAACAAATCCTCTGCTTCTTGTAGGGTAATTTTCATACCTTCTTTCACAGGAGTTCCGTTCTTAAGTTTTAGACTCCCATAACCAATAGTCCATTTTTTTGCAGCACATTGATAGCTTACTGCCATATCATCTTCTGTTGGACACCCTTCAAATTTTTTTATTAATGCTATGCCTTCTTGTGATGTTTCCATATTAGTAATCTCCCCACACTTTGCTTTTCTTGCCACCCCAGTATTCAACTGCATGACCTTCTTTGATAAGTATTTGGCAAATATCTTCATTGTCGTTAGTGTAAGGGATTGCAAGGATTCTTCCAAACTTTCCACGACCTAATGATTTGATTTTTAATCGCTCACCACAGAGTTCGGTGAGTCTTGCTTTTGCTTGAAGACCTAGTTTCTTTTCTGCTAAGTCTCTAGTTCTGGATTCAGGAGTGTCTATTCCTGCCAACCTGCAGCGTTGTTTTTTCAGAAATACATTGAATCCCAAATCCAGAGTTACATCAATGGTATCGCCATCAACAACTCTCTCTAAAATTGCATTATAAACAAATGGCTCAACTGATGCTGACATATAAATTTATTGTTTTGCTTTGCCTATATTGAGAGCAAGTAGCTCAATAATTTTATATAGTTTTGCGATCATTTGATCATCTTTGGGTGTGGGTGTTAATGCACAGATAATTGATGCTCCACATACAACTCCTGTGATTATTCCTAACCATTCTCCTATCATTCCCAACATATCGTCCTCCTCTATATTGAAAGTCTAAAGTCTAGCATATTATTCTTCTTCTTCAGAATTTATTTCATCATCATATTCTCTATAAAATTCAATGATTGAAAGTGTATCCCTTATATATCTTTTCACCTCTGCCATATTCATAGACAAATTTTCATAGTCTTTAGAAGTTAAAGAATAGTATGCAGTTTCAGGTGCAGAGCCATTGTCAATCTGATTGAGATATTCTTGCATTAGTTCTGGAGTTAGTATTTCCCAATCAATATCCACTAATTGAACTTCCATCGGAAGTGGAGGATGATACATTGGCATCGGCTCTGCGATTGTTACAACTTCAACAGGTTTACTTTGTATTAAGGGGAACGAAGTGCATCCTGTTAGAGATATAACAAAAAAACTAAGTATTATTTTCTTCATTTGTTTCATCAAATTGATTGGGGTTTGTAAGTGCAATAAGTTCGTCTTTGACTTTCTTAGTGCCTTTATTAACTATGTTTTCAATAAGTTTCGGTTTGGCAAGTGCTAAATTATCAAGATCATGTTTTGCAAAAGTGTTTTTGAGTTTATTGACCTCTCTTTGTGCTTCTTGATTTTTTGCTGTGAGTGTATTGATTTGTTCTTGGGTTTTTTGTTGCTTTTCTAAATGTTGTTTTATCTTGGCGTTTTGCTCTGCTATTTGTGTTTGTAGGATTTGTGCATTTGCTTTGAGTGTGGATATGTTGTCTTGAAGTCGGTCTATATACCAAGCTGAACCTGCAATGCTTGAAAGCAGTAATCCACCTAGAATTAGATTGAGCTTGAGTCCCATGTATACACCTGTAATTTTTCTTTTTTACCTTTTGCCTTAATTGGTTTTAAAGGAATTAAATCAAATTCTATAGCATTTTCAGTGGTTTCACCAATCAACAAGTCCACTCCTGCATCTTTTGTCCCACTTTCCAGTCTTGCAGCAACATTAACTGCATCACCGATTGCTGTGTAATCAAACCTGTTTTCACTCCCACAGTTACCTAGCAAAACATACCCTGAATTAATTCCTATGCCTATTTGCACAGGAGCTAAACCTTTTGCTTCAAGTTCTTTGTTAAGTTCTTCCATGTTGTTTTGTATATCAATAGCACAAGCAAGTGCTTTAGTCTCATGATGTTCTAAATCAAGAGGTGCATTAAATATAGCCATCATTGCATCACCTATATATTTATCCACCATACCACCATTTTTTTGGACTGCTTTTTGTTGTGCAGTAAGTGCTTTATTCATTATGTATGTAACTTCTTCTGGCTCTAAGGTTTCAGATAGAGAAGTGAATCCCCTTACATCGGTAAATAGCATCGTGCAATATTTTCTTTCACCACCCAGTTTTAATAGTTCAGGATTGTTTTGTAGTTCTTTTACTTGTCTTGGGTCTAGGTAATGTTCAAACTGTTTCTTTATTTGTTGTCTAAGTTTGTATTGTTCTCTAAAGCGTAAATAAAAAGCTATTGCACTGGTTATAAATTGAGAGATCAGAGTCCAAGAGATATCAATTAAAAGACCTTTTTGAATCATGGCATATCCACCAGAAGCCACAGAAAGCATCAAAAAAGCACCTATACCTAATCCCCAAGTAACCCCAAAAGAAGTCAACACAAGCCAAGAGAGAGCCACAAAGCACACAAATATGGCTATTTCTAAGCCAAAACCCCAGTCTGGGATACTTGGAGAGTCTGGTATTAAAATTGATTCTGCAAGAGCAGTTTGTATTT